CAGAAGCGTACTCCTCGTCTGTCATGTTCCCGAGGAGGAGATCCTTCATAACGCTGGACTGGATGAGTTGGAACGCGCCAAAGGCCAAGGTCCGAGCTCGGTCCATAGCGTCGGCCCCGGGCTCGACCAACTGCTCCCAGGCGCTCTCCCCGACAAACCCCCGATACTTCTCGACGATCCTGCGGCCCTTCTGCGTGTTCTTGCGGTACTCGGCCAGAACCCATTTCTTGTGCCCCTGCGATATGAAGCTGGCGAGATGCGCCCCGACCGGAGAAGCGAGTTGGAGGGCAGCGTTGAAGGATATCCACCACATAGATGCCATCGACGTAGCGAACCGGATGCCGACTTCCGCGGTCCCCCCCTGCTCAAACATCCACTTGGTGTTCCCCTTCTGCGCGTTGAGGTACTCCTTGACGAACGCCTCCAAGCCTTTTTGCAAGTCTTTGCCCGTCTCGGAAGTATCCGCGTCACGAAGGGACTGAGTGATGGCCTGGACCGTGGGAACAATCTCGTCCAACGCCATCTTGGTAAACAAGTCCTCCCCGTACCTCGCCGCCGACCGCAAGACATTGAGAGATGGCTTCAACTCCCCCGACCGATGGAGGGATTGCTTGAAAAACTTCTGAAACCCGAGGACCTGACCCTGCGTGTCGCGGATGGTTATCTTGACATCCACCTTCTTGAACTGCCGCCAGAACTCCTTGAAAGTCTCCTTGAAACCCGCCTCCGGTATCCCCCGGACCAGCTCCCCGACCGACATCTTGAAATGTGGGGCGTACCGATTATCGACGTAGGCCGAGCTTTTCATCGACTCTGTTTCAATCAAATAATCGTAGGCCATTTGGTAAAAGTCCGTCAGGAAGTCCGCGAACCGTATCTCCTCCGGAGTCATAGCCGACTCCATCGCCGCCTTCTCGGTAGCGTCGGCCTCCAGGTACCGGAATATATTCGACTGTTGGGGGGCGAGAAAATCGGCCACCTTAGTCAAAAGCCCGGACTTTTTTCGGCGGGAAGCGATGGCCTTAGCCCCCAACTCGTACAGGGTTTTGTGGAAACCCCGATAAACGACGGCCGCTTTCTCCTTCGATGTCTTGGTCCGGTGAACCAAAAGGTCGAAGAACACGCCGCGTTCCCCTAGTCGAGTGTCATGCCGATTCACGTCGAACTCCCCTATCTTCGTCCCCCGCAACTGCTCCGGGGTCTTGCCGGTCGCTTCCACCGCCGCCCGCTGTAGTCCTTCCCGAGTCTTGACTCCCTTGAAATCCTCGGTCAGATTCAGCGCCTTCACGAACCGAGGAGGCAAGGCGGTGGAGTCCTTATCGTACTCGCGCACTATGTCTGTCAACTTCTGCAACTGTTCGGTCGTCATTACGGACAGATTAGGGAGCTCGTGGAGCTTTCGGACATACCCTAACTTCTTGATGTTCTGATCCTTGACAGCCTTGTGGAGTTCGGTCCTGGCGGCGTTCTTCTCCTCCGCCGCCTTGGCTTGCTCCTCGAAATGTGCGACGTAATTCCGAAATTCCACGTCGCCCATCAGACCGATGTTCTTACTCTTCAAAATCTTCTGGACGTTGCCCTTGGTCAGTTTGTGCGTAGACGCCACGTTCTTGATGGCTTGGGCGCGAACTTTGATGACATCCTTCCGCCCCTCTTTGAAGCCCGCAGACACGACGTCCTCCAACTGCGCGGCCTTCATCAGCAAGGATTCCTCCCGCATAACCGATGACTTCTCTGGGGCCGTGGTCAGGAAAAACGCCCGCTGCCTGTCGATTTCTTCCAGACTAGTCAGGTACTCCCGCGCCGTCTTATCGAGGACCCGAACCGATGCCCCCTTACGGATGGCGACTTTACGGGCTTTCGTCAAGGCGTCCAAAGCGGTGTTGGTGGCCGCGGCGTCAGCGTCGAGGGCCTCGACCCGGGCCTTGATCTCCAGATCCCGGGTCTGTTCGTCCATCGACAGCGGGACTTTCCGTTCAGCGGGGAGGTCTTCCCGCGCCTTGTCCAGTACTGCGTCAACCGACGAAACCAACTCCTCGGTCGTGATATCGTCCGACAAAAATTGGTCCAGAGTGGCACCGATATTCTCGGTGGCCGTTTCCTCGACGGTAGGAGACGGAGCCTCTTCGACGACCGTCGCGGACGCCGAGGGCGCAACGGGAGTAGCCGGCGTCGGGGCTTCCTTCGTCTTGGCCTCCCTCTCTTCCAACACCTTCGTCACCGCTTCCGTCTCTTTGGCTTCCGCCCTAGCCAGCTTCACGTCCTGCACCTTGGCAGACACGACGCTGACCCCCGGGCCTACCGCACTCAGCCCGACAGCGGCGGGTAGGGACTCGACAAAAGTCCGGCTGAATTCCTGCCCGTACTTCTCCGGGGTGTTCATCAACTCCGGGCGGTCCTCAACCTTGGCGGCGAGATCGTTGGTAACGAGATCGACAAGAGTCTGGAGTTCCTCCGTCCCCAGCTCGACCCCCGTCCCTTCTGCCCACCGCACCGCGGCCCCGACCAGGGCGTTCTTGACGGGTTTGGAAGACATAACCACTCGCAAAAAGCCCTTTTTGATGGGCTCCGTCATAAACCCGAAAGACGCGAACTCTAAAGACCCCTTTATTACCCCGGCGACGGGGGCGTACTTCTTAATCGTCTCGATGTCGTACCCTTGGGCGTCCATCGCTTGCGCGGTGCTTCCCATCTCCTGCCGAACGAAAAACCGCCAAGAATTCGCGCTGGCCCCAGCCGCCGCCCCCCGGCCCAACATCGCCAAAGACCCTCCAGGCCCAACGACGGCGGCCGCAGCCGCGGGTCCTGCCGCCGCGACTGCTCCTACCGCCGCCCCTTTCGCCTGTGACTCAATGGCCCCCACCATCAACGGAATCTGCTCCGCTATCCCCCCGGTGATGAACCGGGTGGTCGCCACCGGGTTCTTGATGGCCTCGGCCGCGAACTCCCCCAAGCCGTTACGATAGACCAACTCGGGAGCTTTGGACAGAGCATACTTCAACCGTTCAACCTCAGACTCCGCACGGGCTTCGTCAGGCTTCTTCTGTCCCGTAACAGCCTGCGCCCAAAACTCGTTAGCGATGAGTCCAACTTCCCCTTGGTGCATCCGCGCGAAAAATTGGTCCTTAATCCCCATGCGCCCGGAAGTGACCGAATGGACAACGTCCTCGGGGACATTGAACCACATCTTCCCTTCGGCGTCGTACCACTCCGCCGTCTCGTTGAGAACGGGGTTGGCTCCCTCGACGTTGACCCGAGTGTACTCCCGCTGGTCGCCGTCCTCGGAAATCTGGAACACTTCATGCTTCCCGTCTTGGCTTTCAACGATGTTGTAGGAAAACTTGGCCCGATGAGGGGCTTCCGCCGATTGGGCCACAGGCCCCATACCGTCCTGAGGGATGACATCTTCCTCCTGAACGCTGGTCTGCGGAGAAGGGGCGTCAGGCACCCGGGCAATCGTTGGTGCCGGGTCGTTGGGAAACGTCCGTACAGGCCCGCTTCTTGGGTCCACTTACGGCCTCCCCACCGACGGACTTCCGAACTTCTGCTTCACCGCTTCCCGGGCGGCCTTGATCGTGGCATCCTTAGTCAACGACATCCCCTCGTCTTCCAAGCGGGTTAACGTCTCCATGTAGAAATCCCAAGCAGCGTTCTGCCTGACAATGGGTTGGGTCTTGTAACCCCGCATCAGCCGGCCCATCTCGGCATTCCCGGCTTCCCGGGCGGTCTGACTCCCCCACCACAAACGCTGTGTCGGATGATACCCCCAGGTGTCCCCTTCCTCTCGCCCCCGCGCGCCCGGTTTAACCCGGTGGATTTGGTCAAGCATATTCCGGCCCGCCCCCGGGCTCAACCTCTCATCCCCAATCCGACGCATGATATCTGTCGTCAGTTTTACCGCGTCAGCGTAGTCGGCTTTAGCCCCCTTCTTGGTCAGAGCCAGATACCGGTTGCGGAAATCCTCCTCCACCGCAGGATCTCCGACCGAAGTGTTGGGGTTGTTCTTCTGCCACATATAGGTCATGGCCTTGACGTACTCGATCTTGTCGTCGATCAGGCGCAACCGTTCAGCCTTCTCCGCCCGAACCCGTTCGGCGTCGGTCTCCGTCAATCCGGGGACCTCCCGGTAGTCGGGGTCATTCTCGACCAACTCCCGTTCGGCCAAGCTGTTACGTATCTGTTCCACCCCCGTCTCCGGGGTCCACGTCTTTCCGTTCCGACCCAAAAGCCCATCGAAACTGTCGCTGTCCCGCTGCGCTCCATCGAGAAGGGAGTCCACCCGCTTCCGGTTGAGTGACCCCATGAAACTCATCTTAGCGCTCTCGAACAACGACTGGCGTTTTGACGCGCTCAACACCGCCAGAGGCCCGGTGCTTTTCGGCCAATCATTCCGCAGAAAATTCGCGGGGTCTTTCTCGATGCGTCGATTGGCGTAATTCTCAGCGGACTCAGTAAGAAAGTGTTTCCACTTGGTAGACGCCTCTTCCGGGCTGTTGGTGAACTGGAGCGTGGCCCCCTGTTTCTTCCAGACTTCGGCCTGATAATCCGCCAACCCGTCAAGAGAAGTCCGATCCTTGGCCCCGGTAGCTGCGGTCTGGAGATCGTCAGACGACCCGACCCGAATCTTCTGAACCTTTCGGAGTGACACCTGACGATTGAGGTCAGCCAAGTGTGACCCGATGGTCTGATTCGTCTCCCGAGCAAGGATGAGCCCCTGCGCTGAATTCGGAGCGTTCTGGACTTCTCGCTCAGCGTCCTGTTGGATAACCTTCATGTACTCATCCACCCACTTATCCGGGTCGTCAGGGAACTGCCGTTGGACCCCAACCACGGTGTCCAAAGACATCTGATTGAACACAGTAGACCGCTTCTGCGCTTCCATCACGTCGGCTACCTGTTGAATCTTCTCCCGCGCCAGCGCGTTCTGCTTCGCCGCGCCCAACTTCTTCTTGGCTTCCGCGGACGCGAGATTTTGCACCAACGGGGCGATCTCCCGCAGGGCGTCTGAAATCTCACCGTACCCGCCGCCGAACGGTGCCGTGCGCGGGAGGTTCACTCTGACGCGGTCGTCGGGGAACTCTGGAATTCGAGGCATCAGCCGAGTCCTCCGTACCTGGGGATGTTCGTGCTCGTGGTCTGTTGTGTCGTTTGGTAAAGCGAGTTGTAGTAGTTTACCTTGCCCCTGTTCTGCGCCCCTTGCGACATCGTGGACCCCGCCTGAGTCGCGCCACCGAGCATCGCGCTACGACCGCCGGACGCCGCCTGGGTCCCCAAAGCGTACTGTTCCATCTGCGCGAACCGCCCCTGCATCTCGATGGCCTGGGCGTTCTCGCCCGAGATACGCTCTGTCTCAGCCAGGATGTCCAAAGGCGACCCCGTGAGCATGACCCCGCTCTTCCCGTATGCGACGGCCTGTTTGGCCTTGAATCCCTTCGCCTGTTCCCGGTACCGGGCCGCATCGAACCGAGCTTCCTCAGCCAAGAAGTCGCCGCGGGAACGGTAGCCCTTCTCCTGCTCCTGCCCTTCGAGGAAGGAAGCGAACCCTGCCGCGCCTTGGATGAGGGCTAGCCACCACATACGTCCCCCCGGTACTCCCACATATCGCGGCCCTTCGTGTTGTTCTGGCTCGGAATAAACCCCATATGCCGCAAGAACCGTTGGGCGCACTCGTCCGGGTCGGCCAACGCGCAGACCCGGTTGTATCTCCCCATCAGAAGCCCAAGCCCGCGCCGGCAAGCCTTGACCAGGGTCTTCGAGTGCCGGGCGACGGCCGTGGACGGCAAAATCAGAACCTCCACCGCGTCGTCCGCAATCGGGATAGCGGCAAGAACGCAGACCGGGGGGCCGTCGGGGGTTGGGAGGACCGTCACGCACAACCCCTTCGCGGCCAATTGCATGAGGATGCGGAGTCCATCCTTCTTGTCCACGACGGACTGAACCGCAGAGGGCATCCGCATCTGTGCCAAGTGCTCCGGCAGAAAATCGACGGTCATTCCTCGTCCCCTGTCGCGTACTCGATATCTATGAATTGTACCACACAAGGATACGGGTCTTCCTGCTTCACGACGACGAACTTCTCCCCTTCCGTAGACCAATCGTCTTCGTAGGGGAGTTTGCGGATGCCGGAGAAAACCGGGTCGGGGCGATTTGACGCCAGAAGCGCCTCGGTCGGATAGGATGCGTCCGTCAATTCGTAGGGGTCGGTCCCAAACTTCACCCCCAAGGTGTGCAGGAGACGCAACGCCAAGGCCACTATGTTCCGGGGCTTGGCCTGTGCCGGGCCTGTCCGCCCGCCTAACTCCAAGTTATGTGTCTGGAGAAACCCGGCGTACGTGGCCCCAACGTGGAGAACGGCGAACCGAGGGGACACGCTCCACACTCCCGACCCCACGCTGGCCCCATTTGCTACCGTCGCATCGCCGTCCGCCAACGCCCCCACTCCAGCGGTGGGAAAAAGCGCCGGGATGGTTATCTCCACCACCGCAAAATACCAATCCCCCGCCAACACCGATGTTGATACCTGGAGCCCAGAGTAAATGTAGATACGCTCCGTTATCTCCACCGTCACCGTCGTCGGATTCGTGTAGGCGGTAATGGTGGCCCGCCCCGTGCCGAGTCCGGTCTGCGGGTCGGCTTTGACCCATATTTCTGAGCCCACATCCCCTGCCAAGAACACAGACGCCGATGCGGTGCAAGTGCGCCCGGTCCCCACCGTCAAGGCCGAGAAAGACAGATTAGCACCCGCATCGACCCCCCGGTCAGACCCGTCGTATGTTTGACAGAAATCGGTGTGAACGCACTCTGCCTGTTGCCGCCAAATCGAGTTTAAATACCGTGGCCAATCCACCGCCTTCGTCCCGCCTGAAATCCCTGGCAGATCGTAAAAATCTTCGGGGTCATAAAAGACAGGAACGTCCGCCATCCGCAAGACCGACCGAGCGAGCTGCCCACCTTCTGCCAGGTCATTGAGGTACTCGTAATGCTTCCCCACCGCCCACAACGCATCGGCGTCATCCGCCCGCGGAAGGACCGCGAAATCCTCCGCCCCGGACCCAACCCCGCCAAGCATGTGTCGGTGCCACCCCGTCACGTTCTCCGAAGCGTGAACGGAACACGCCGCCATCGTCCCGTCGTCCATGACGGCCCACAGAACGTCGGGACGGCCGGCTTGGAAAGCTAAGCGGACGAACCCCCGTTCCCCAATATGCTCCGCGTTCAAAGTCAAATCACGGGTCGCGTAGGTCGCAGACGAGGAGTCGTAGGCGAACATCCTGACCGCTTTCCCCCCGCGCTGTATGAACGCCACCCGTCCGCCCCCGGACGCCGGCATGATGGCCGCGCACCCGTAAGCGTCCACCTGTTTCACACTTATGCTCGACGGAGTGATGGGCTCCCCGAGCCCCCCGCCCGTAACCGCAAACGGCCCACCCAACGTCCCGACTGCCAAGAACTCCGGGGTCCCGACCCCCCAAACGCACGTCGGAATCATCCCGTTCGTAGGGGCGATGGCGAAGAAACAGGCATGGTCCGCATCTGCCCCGCCCGTGAAAATGTCGTACCGAGCCGCCCCCGTCGTCGAAACTGGCGACCGACTCCCCATGAGGATGTTCGGCCGTTGGTTCGTCCCGACATACCACAGGCGCCCCTCGTAGAACGTGACTCCGACGGGGTTGTCCACGGCGGGGGTGGCCGTCCCGTCAGACGTGTAGGTAGTGAATCCCGTTGTGTCGATGTACGCCCGGGTCGTCGAATGGAGAAGGTAGGCTTTCACCGCCCCCCCGGTGTTCTCGATAATCTCCAGTTGGTAACTGACCCCGTTGACCTCGGTCATCCCGACGACTGCGGCGAAAGCGTAGACGACATTCTCGTTGACGACCGACCCCGCCGCGAACGTGACGACCCCCTGCGTGGCCTTCGTGATGCCCGTTATCACTAAGACTGCACCGGCGGCGAACGGTGTGTCAGTGAACGATACCGCGTTCAACGCCCAAGTCCCGCCCGAGTCCAACGTCAACTTACGCGGGGTGTGGTTCGGGTGGGTCAGGTACATTGTCGTGTCGTACTGCGCGTACTGGATGTCAGAGATCTCCGCGGCCAAATAGGGAGAAGCGATATGAGAGACGACCCGGAGCGTCCCGCCCGACGTGTACGTTCCCCACCCCGTCATCACGACCGTCGTCCCTCGGACGTAATCCGTCAATTGGACGTTGTTCCCGCCCGTCTTCGTCATCCTAAAAATGCGCCCGTTGATGGCCGGGATGCCCACCGCCCCCGTAATGATGACCGGGTACGAGTCAGATAGTTTCGTCGCATCGCTGACCGAGATGATGCCCGTCGCCGCGGTGATGACTCCGGTCATGGTCACGGCGTCGCTGGTTGCAATCCCGTTCGGGACCGTGACCAAGGCCCCGTCTGACCCGAACACTCGCATGACAGAATCCGTGAACTCCAGCATATAAGACGCAGAGTCCCCGAACTGGAACGGAATGATGCGGGCCACAGCCCCGAACCGAGTCCAGTTGTTCCACCGAAAACCGGGGCGATACCTCGCGCACCCGGTCACGTCCGCGATGAAGTTGACGAGTTTACGGCAGGATGACGCAAACCACCCCGTATCGAATCGCCCCCGGGATTTTGGGGACGTTTCACCACCCGCGAAGTTGACTAGGGTCGCATTAGCCACCGTGATACCGGGTGTCCCAGGACCGGAAGCCAAACCGGCGGGCATCCCGAATCCGGCTGCGCTCGATCCGGCGTGGGGGTTTTTCCTGTCCACAGACCGACGCCGCGGTCTTCTGCGCGAACAGGACTTCCCGTTCGATGGCCGCAACGAGGGAAGGCTTGAGGGAGAACTTGTAGGACAAGGCCAGAGCCAGGTTCCGCCACAGAACGTCCACGAAGAGCGCGTCGAACTGCGTCACGTTGCGGGCGTCGTGGACGTAGGTCAGGTCCAAGGCGCCGTCGTCCCCGTAGTCCGTGAAGATGTGGTTTTGGCTCACGTCGTATTCCTTCGAGGACAAATCGGCCAACAAGGCCGTGTCCCCCATCGCCAGGAGCCGAAGGTTGTCCCCCGGGAGCAAATACGCCGTGGAGTACCCGAACGCCGGCTGGACCGCCTGAACCCCGGGGGAGGCCACCCCGCCCGACGTGTAGGCCCCGAACGCCGATGAATCGACTATGGCTCGGGTGGTGCTGTTTTGGAGGTACGCCTGAACCGATCCATCCGTCGTGTCCTTCTGACGAAGGTAGTAAGAATTGGAGTTGAGGCCCGTCATCCCGGCCACATCTGAAAAAGCGTAGAGAAGCCCCTCGTTGATAGTGGACCCGGCGGCGAACGTGATGACACCTCCCGTAGCCGCGGCGGTGGCCCCGGTCAAGAGCAACCCGGCGTCCGGGGTCGCCGTACCGTCGGAGACGTAGGTGGTGAACGCCGCGGTCGAAATGTGGAGGTCGGCGGTGAGGGGGTCCATCAGGTACGCCGTTTCGGTGTCGTCGATGATTTCGAGTTTGTAGGTCTTGCCGTTGACCTCCGTCATCCCGGCCACGCCCGAGAACGTGTAGACCTTGTCCTCGTCAATGGACCCCGCGTCGTTGAACGTCACCACCCCCTCCGCGGCCTTCGAGATGGCGGTCACGACGAGAGTCGAGTTGAGAACCTTGAACTTCTTGGCGAAATTGAAGAGAAAACGACGGAGGAGAGCGCGTTTCGTCTGCTCGTACTGCCGAGCGCAAACGACCTCGATGTCGGTGGACGGAAGCTCGATGGCCGTGATGGGGCGTTGGCCTAGCCGGTCCAGGGCCAGATTGCAGAGGTCAATGGACGACGCCGGCGCCCCGACTCCCGCCATGTGCTCTTCTCCTTTCGGCCCCCATCGCCCTCCCCTCAGTCGAGGAGAGGGCGATGGCCGGCAGACGCCTTAGCCGATGACGTACTCGACGACGTAGGAGATGGTCCCCGCGACGCTGCCGATGGTGTTGGCCGTGAGCGCCAGGACGTACCCCTCTTCCTTGTTGGTGATAGTCTTGCCGAGGAGTTCCCACACCTTGTCGCCCACGTCAGCGATCGGCACCGAAGTCATGCCGTTGTTGGACGCCGCCGTGATCGCCACTCCCGAGGACAGGTCCAGGCCGTCCGCCAGGATATCGACATCCGCGGCGACCCCGCCGTCGGTGTAGAACCCGAGGTCGTAGTCGGTCCCGTCGGTGATGGCATCCGCGTAGATCTCGGCCCGGCAGATGACCGCGTTGGAAGGCAGTCTCGCCAGCTTGAAGATGCTGGTGTCGCTGTCCGCGGCCGCGACCTCGAACGTGCCGGCGATGGCGCACACCTTACCGCCGGCGACCTGGGAGGTCTGACCGTATCGGCCAGCCTCCACGTCGCTGTTCACCCACTTGTTCTCTACGGCCATATCGTTTCTCCTTTACGACTGTGGTACGGCTACGGCGAAAGACCTTCTGCCCTCCTGCCTCGCTCTATTACGAAAGAGAGAAGCAGGAGGGCAGATTGTGGGTGCTTACGAAGACGTGGTCGTGACCTTCTGGATGAGCTTCCCTTCGGTGCGGACGGCGCCGAAGTCGAACTCGACGACCACCTGTTTCGTCTCGTGCAGATCGGGCCGTGGCTCGACCTTCACGCTGATCTCCTTGCTCATCCCGACACACATGGCGCGGGTGGACATGACGAAGCAGGACCGGACGGACGACGTGACCGAGAGGATGGGCTGAGTCGCCCCGCCGGAGAACAGCACGAAGTCCAGGCCGACGCCGGACGTGATACGCCCCTTGTCGATGACGTACTGCCGGGAGAAGTCCCCGCTGACGAGCTCCGTCTCCTTCATCAGAGCCGTGTGCTCGTTGCCCGAGATGCCCATGACGAGCTTCTCCGGCACGTCGTTGCCGACCTCGTTGTCGATGAAGTTCTCGATGGCCTCCAAGAGCTTCTCGTAGGTCAGACCCGCGGTCGCCGTGACCGTGGTCCCGTTGTCGTTGGCGAAGGTGACGGCGGTGTCCATGTCCTTGCCCGTGTAGACGGAGGCGAACTGCGCCTCGCAGACGATGCGGTCGAACACGCGCTCTATCGCCCGGACGCAGGACTGAGCGTACTCGCCCTGGGGGTCGTTGAGCATCGAGCGAACGTCGCCCGCGTCGATGGGGAGGACCACGGCGAAGCGCCGGCGGGTGATGCGGCGCCGGTTGTGGTCGATGTCGGAGAACTGGATCGGCTGGTGCCGACCGCTGAGTTCCCGGGCTTCCACCAAGCCCAGGCCGTCGTAGGCGAACTTCTCGCCCTTCATCTGCTGGATCATGACGTACGGACGGAGGCGGGCGCGGATCTGCTGCGCCGCCTTGTGGACGTTCGCGGAAAACTCAATGACGTATGCCTGGTCGATCTCTTCGACTGCCATGATACTGCCTCCAAAACGCGATTTTTTACGTCGACGTCAACTTCGTCGCGGGACGCAGTATCCGGCTCAACGCCTCTCCGGGTGCTACCCTTCTCCTACTCCAACCGAGGAGCAATCGAGGTCGGAACTCTTACCGACCATTAACGGGGGAGTTGCCTCCGTATCCGTCTTCCCAACAAATATACACCAAGAACCGCAGACCTGTCAAGCCTTTTTGGTAGCCGCGATCTTTTCGCACAGAGAACGGACCTTCGCCCGGACCTCTTCGTGCTTCGGATCCCACTCGTTGCTGTACGCCGGAGTGGCGACGAGCTTGTTCACTTCGTCCCGAAGAGATACCCCGTCCTGCGGCGTGGAAGACTTCCCCCCGCCATCGGCACCCCGATCTTCCGATTCGTACTTGGAATGGATGGCGTGGTAAAGCGCGGCCACGACCAGGACCGCGTCGTTGTCCAGCTTGCCCAACCGTTCCCGGGCCGCGGGGACCGTGGCCGTGGCCGTGTCGAGCATGGCCTTGGCCTTCGCCAACGCCTTGTCCTTCTCAGCTCCAAACATGGTCGTGACCTCGGCGTCGAACTTCTTGTCCTGCTCGATGGCCGCGGCCTTGCCAGCCTCTACCTGGGCTTTTTGAGCTTCCCGAAGGGCGGGGACCAAGGCGTCTTGGAACTTCCGGGCCTGGGACTTGTGGATACCCGCTTTGTGGAAAGAGTCGCGCACCATCTTGGAGAACACCGGGTCCTCCTTATCACCTTCGGGGACCACAATCTCGTAGTCCTCGGGCTTCTCGGGCCGGAGCGCGGTACCGAACTTCTCCCATTCCTCGGCCGGAGCGTCGGCCGCGGGGACACCGGACTTCTTCCCGACCAGGGTTTCGGCGCCGTCCAGCTTCTTGAACAGGGCGACTCGGGCCTCCGGGCCGTCCTCCATCGCCGCGATCTCCTTGAGGTAGGGCTTGGAACGGAAGTCCTCGGGGATGAACTCGCTGAACGACTTCTTGGCACCGACCTCGGGTGTGGCGGCGGGAGGGGGCGTCTTGACGGGGTCCGGCGTGGTGTGCGCGGGAATCGTTTCCTGGGGCATATTATTCAGCCTCCTCTTCCGTCCTCTTCGGCAGTTCGACCGGGATCAGGAGTTCGGGGTCGGCCAGGCGCCGAAGCAGCATATACGGGACACGCCGGGCCGTGTTGTAGGCCGTGCTCTCCGTATCTATGAGCCCGGTCCTCGGGTCGAGCGCAACCCCGGTGTCGTGAAACCCCGCGGTCTTGCACAGGTACGTCACGAGCTCTTGACCTTCCTTCGTCCTGAGAACGATGTTGACAACCTGTTTCAGCCTTTCCTGCTCCGCCTTCCTCTTCCTCGCGGCTTCCCCCTGCTCCTCTTTCGTCACTTGCTCGTCCTCCCTCCGTTCATTCCCATCCCGGCTCGGGTCGCGTCCGCTTGCGCCACGTTCCGGCCCGCTTCGGCCACGTCCTTCATGCCCGCCACCAAGGTCGCCGCACGTTGCATCTGTGCGGCCGCGGCCCGGACCTTCGCCACGTCGTCTTTCAAGCGCAGGACATCCCGCGGCGTCCCCGTGTACTGAACGAGGTTCCGGGTGAAAGCGTCCACGTCGATGTTGTCGATGGCCCCGGGCAGGAGTGAGAGATTCGGCATCGCCTCAAGGACCGTCATCATGCCCTGGAGCTTCTCCGCTTGCATGAACCGTTTGGCCGGGGAGATGTACTCGATCTCGAAGACTTCCAAGCTAGCGGCAGCGGCCGCAGCGACGGCGGGAGGAACGACGACTTCCTCGATGCCTGTGATGTTCTTCCAAAGGCGACGGAGTTTCCCGCCCACCCCCACGTCCACCACTCCGAGCATACCGCGGCGGTAGAGGACGTTGAAGGTGCGGGTGATGAGAGGGGTGAATATCTCCTTCTCCTGACGAGAGAATATGGACCCGAGCGCGTCACCGCGCATCTTGTTCCGGACGGAAACCTCGAACGCGGTCATCTGCGTGGAGTTCCCGAGGTCCATGAGCCGATCCAGAAGGAAGGACTGCATGACCGCCTGCTTCAACTGCTCCAGCTTCTTGTCTGCGAACTGGAACTCCCCGACCGTGAACAGGGGTTCGATGAGCCGGCCGCTTCCCACTCGCCCATCCGTCTCGACGATGTTCAGGGCGTGGGCCGACGTGTCCACCGACCCGCCCCCGAGGACCGTGCAGTCCTGCATGGCAAGAGGTGGATCGAGCTGCTTCTCCGCGGCGACGAGAGTGGATTCCTCAAGGACGTTGAGCGACCGAGCGAACGGGAGCGCGGACATGGCTGGTGAGCGCCCTTGGACTTCCCCCACCGTCTTGTAGAACCGACCGACGAAGACGAACATATCCTGCACCCCACCTTCCCGCATCTCGATACGGTTGGTCAGGTCGATGTGGCAAGTGCGGGCGGACATCCCGGCGACCCCCGGGCGTATAAAGCCGTTCTTGTCGCGCTCGGGGGTCTTGGGTTCGAGGACGGTCAGAACTTCGATCTTCTCGTCCCGCCGAGCGGTATTGGGGGCTTTCCAGGCTTCCAAAACCTTGGGCGAGATAATGTCGTCGGGCCGGTTGTACTTCCCCACCAACTGACGAACGGTCAAAGTCTCCACATAAAAGATACGGTCTACGGCCCCGTAGGCGTTCTCGGTGCAATACATCGACTTGACGCCCCAAGTGTCGTAGTAGATAGGAAGGGACATCTCGTCAGGTTCACTCTCGATGGCGGCGACACCGCAGATGCCGAACGCGGCCTGGTCGATGAAATATTCCATGAGAGCCAAGGACAACCCGGCATCGGGATTATCCATCGCGGCGTACATCTCGTCATTGACGAAATCGAAGTACCTCTCGACGCCGGGGAGTTCGCGCAAACGACGGACGGGCTTGAGGCGCATGGACCGGGCGGCGTCGGGCCACATCATCGCCAAGACCGCAGCGGCCATCGTGTAGAGGGCGACCTGACCCGTGTTGTCGAAGATGTCGTCCTGCAAGAACTCCCCCGGGCTTATGGCATGGGTGAAGTCCTGCTTCCGGGTCAGGAACGTCTCCGCGATGGCCTGATAGTGGATATCCCACGGAGCCTTCTCGGTCTTGAGGCTCTCCAGCTCCGCGCAGTAACGCTCGACGGACGATTCGGTCAGTTCCGCCATATGGCTCCCGTGCGGGTGAGGATGAGATTGGAAGAGACGACAGAGACGGACGCACCTACCCGCCGGCCGAGTCTCAGGTCAGCGCAAAAGACGGACGGCTCGACGACCCGGGCGCGGGAATCGAGGAGTGGGAGAGGATGGCCCACTCCCATACTCGCTGTCGCACGGGTCGTCGAGAACGCGCCAATGGTCCGGGCCGCAAGAAGGCGGACCTGTTTTTGGTAGGAGGTCGTCACCGTTCTAGCCCGCATCTCGTCGCGCTTTTTACCGTCACGATTCTTAATTCCCAAAGCCTTTCCCCTTCTCAGCCGGGTCCCCGAACCCGGTGTCGTTCACGGACAGGAACACGGGGAGGGGGGTTGAGTCGAACGTGACCTTGCTCCCCACCTTCAACGCCAAAGACATCGGGAGAGCCACAGGGGCGTTGGGGACGAAAGCTGGTGTCTGCTGCCCAGGAGTCCACTCTCCTCCTCCGGGCGGCAACTCCCCGGGGCCGTCATAGTTTTTCCTCGGGGGCATAGGTCAATTCCCGAACAGGGTGCTCCTTCCGCCCGATGTGTTGAAGCCTGTTCCACCCCGGTACTGCGTAGGGGCCAAGGACATCCCCCACCCGAATCTCTGACCCGTCGTCTCGGCGGTCTTCTTCGCTTGCGTCTCCGCTTCCTGTTGAGCTCGTAGTTGGGCGAGGCGTTGATCCTGGAGTTCCTGTTCGCGTTTCCTCTGCTGTTGGGCTTCCCGCACGTTCCAACCCACCCCGACCTTGAGGGGGTCGTTCAAGCGAGCGAATTTCTCCCAGGTTCCGCTCTTGGGATCCTTGAGAAACGCCCCCATATTGTTGAGGTCCTCTGCCCCCTGCTTCGGGTCCCATTGGCCTAGGCTGCTGGAACTCACCTTCGCATCCTCCGCATAGACCGGAGAGGGCTCTCACGCTTCTCAGGCTTCGAGTACTCTCCCTTTTCTCCCCGCATCTCCCTCTTCACCTTGTACGCGAACGTTAGAATGAACGACGACACAATGTCGGGCGAGAGCCCACCGTTCAGCTTCTTGATCTCCCGCGTTGACTTTATGTATCGTACACCGTTGGAGTCCTCTTCGTCAAGAGGTATCGCGGCCAGGTCGGAATGAACGTCGTCGTCATCGGGGATACGCACGTCCCCGCCATTCACCCAATCGGCAGACGCGATGAACATCTCAGATCGTTTGTTCCGAAAACGGCGTGGGTCGATGGACGCCTCTCCAAACCACACGCCTTGAACGGTTCGACGGTGGCCCAGCTCCCAAAGGCGGTCCACCACGTCCCGGCCAAAGCCCATATCGACGAACACCTTGTCGGCCTTGTCCTTCTCGATGACGTGGTGGGCCAGAATCCCGGCAAGCTGCATCCCTCTCATGCGCGAATACTTCTCGGTCTTAATCCAATGCCTTCCACGGCGATAGGTGATGGTGGTGCGATCGGCGTTGTCGGAATCGCCGGCCACGTCCACACCGACGATGAGGGGGGCGTCAGGATCGGTGAGTATGCTTTTGCGCGCCGCGGTCATCGCGTCGGCCCGGTACAGGCCGATGGCCGTAGACTGAAAAGCCTCGACGGGGTTGGCCGGGTAGATTTGGCGGAACTTCGCTTGACCTACCTCCAGGCTCCCATTCCGCTTGTACTGCAAAATCTTGGCCCGACGCCAGAGAATTTTGCGACGGGTGCGGGCTAGACCGTACTCCTTCAACAGATAGGCGTTGACGTACTCATCTTCCTCCTCGGTGAGAGGGGAGAAATCATCTTCCCTTTCATATTCGTCCTGCCAGAACCAGGGAATGAACACCAATTCATAATCCCCGACGCCGTGCATGGCATTTCGACACATGTCGTAGAAAAGCCCGTTCGGCCCGTTCGCCGTAGACTCCAGGAATATCTCCGTCCCCGGCATATCCCCAACCGTCTCCAACATCCCGTCTTGGATGGCATAAGCGTGTTCACAATATGCGGGCTCCGACCAATGGATGAATTGCGACGTTCCGCCACGGGACACGTTCTCATTACCCGCTGTGCCCACCCCGTAGTCCGACTCTATCCGGGGGAAGGTCATTTGATTCTTGTTCGATGCCCCCACTTCCGGTCTCAGAGGTTCCGCGACATTGTCGTGAACCCGAGTTACCATCTTGAAGAGCCGGCCCGTCGCGCTCGCATCGTGCGACAAAACGAACACCGACGTACCAGGATTCCGAGACGACTTATGATACCCCCGTATGGATATGTAAGTCGAACACCCCACCTGACGAGCTTTCAGAATAAGCAACCGCACTCGCCCCTTCCGACGGAGTTGGTCCTCAGTACGTTCATGTAGGTACAGTTGTCCGCGAGTGGGGACCCACTTTATCAGCGCCCCCGATTCGCCAGCCCGCTTCGATTCTCCATCCTCCGCATCCCCCCCACTTTCCCCCCATTCGCCCATCATCTCCTTACCCTTGATGAGAACGGGAGCGACCTTCGCAAAATATAGAAGGTCTGTTTGGAGCCGGTGATGGATGCGGTCGAGTTCGGACTTGGTGACGGGGAGGGGGGTGCGTTGGCTCATGACGCGAGGGGGTCTGCGTCGGCGTCAGGAGTAGTCGGCTTCTCCTCGCGCCGCGCCAGCTCCGTCAGCATATCTTGGTACGTGAGCGTGACGTTCTTCGTCTCGACGGCTTGCTTGGGTTTCCCGAGGATACGGTCTTCCAGGGATTCGAGATGGGCGAGGCCGCCAGGCGCCGCGGCAGAACGGGCGCGTCGGACCTGAGCGACCTCGATGTTCGTCATCCCAAAAAACTCTTCCTCCCCCGAGATTACAAGGCCGGTCAGGGGGTCAACGGCAGGGACATAGAGGGTCGAAGCCGCGGCCCGGGCCGTCTCTTCGATCTGCGGCTTGGTCAGGAGGGGGGCGGTAGACGGCGTCGGGAGTCCAGTTACCGGGTCCCACACCATAACACGGCGAAGAGGGGCTACCGGACGAGGAACGAGAGGAGCCGACGATGACGCCGAGGATTGCACCGTGGGCTCCTCCTCGTTCCTAGATTCGTCTTCGAGCACTCAGCTTCTCACACCCCGGCCACGTCTGGATTCATCTCGGCCAACTCCTTCTTCTCGGCCAAAGACGCCTTGCGCTTCTCCTCTCGACGGGTGAAGACCTCCAAAGGGTTCTGTAGGAAATCCACGAGCGAGGACCGGAGGTCAGACGTGTCGGTGTAGAACGCCACGTCGATGGGCGCTTTCTTCTCCACGATGAGCGCCAGGAGTTGAGGCCGGGTCATGTACATCACGTTCGTCGCCGCGGGCGTGTCAGCGGTCAGCGGTTCGATGGAGACGAGCTCGTGGGTCCGGTACCCCGTGGCCTCCGGATGCAACTTCTTGATGGCGGGCAGAAGTAAGGAACGCACGATGACTCCCATCGCCCCATCGCTCTTCGGGACGTTGACGGTGATCTCGTAAGGCTTGAGGACTTTCCCGCGCTGACCGTCGTTCCCGGCCAGGGCGTAATACTCTCCGCGGACCACGCAGCGAAAGCCCTTCCCGCCAGGGGCAGACGTGGAATGGACGGCGTCGGCCCGCTTGGCGATGGGAAGTGGTTTGGCCGGCACGACTTCGAGCGCATCGGTCGGTTGCTCGGCCAGGGGATCGACTTCGGTGGATGTAGCAACGCCTTTCAGCAATTCGTCCATCATCGGATCTTTGGTCATGTAGTGGGTTCCTCTCTTGAACAGGATTATAAACGATGATGGACGGAGAAGTCAATAGGGCGGAACTTTTTCCCAGGGAATTTTTTCCCGTGTGTGCGCCCACCCCCTCAAGTACCTAATCGTTCCCTGGCCCCCCGCGCGATTTTGGGGGCACCGGGGTCGGAATGAAGGGGGGAGGGTTTCCCCCGTTTCGGCTCTACGGCAACGCGGAGCTACCCGATAACTGCAATATAGGACACCTATTGCACAATCCGGAGGGTAGCTGGGTACCCTACCGGAGCTCCTACGCCGCCCCAGGGTGCACAATCCTCCCCCCTTATGAGGTATCGGCCCATCCACCAGGGGGCACGCGCCGCGGGCGCCGGCGCTCGGTGCGATAGGCAAAACAGGCGAAAAAGGGCGAAATGGGCACTATAAGGAGCAGGCAAGTGCTGTATGTAACATAATACATATTATCGTTAGCTGGATAGCGAAAAGCATAGGGAATTACAGGGAAACACGTTTTGGCGTAGTGAGATCAGCAGGGCTCATGGGTCCAGGCGCCGGCCGGGGGAAGTGAAGAAAAGGGCACATATCCTATTAAGGAATGGCCGAAGCAGAAAATTAGCTGTATGTTTGCCTGAAAAACGCCATACGCAACATACACAGAAAAGTGCTGGAGGCTGGGGGGCGTGTGGGCCATACGTAGGGTGTGCCATACATACATATAGATAAATCTAAAACCTTTCCCTTATCTAAGGGTATGTAGTACCCAAAAAATCCAGCTTTCCCGCTGGAGGGAATGGCCATACTCAAACCCATACACTCAAAAACCCTACGCATCGGAAAACCGCATAATCGCATCTTTTTGTGTATGGTGCGTTTTTCACCGTTCCCATACATTACCCCCATCCATACGCTCCCAAACATGAAAAACGCAAAATGAGTGTAGGGAAAACGTCGACCAAAACCCCGACAAAAATAGGACCATACAGGTCTTGACAGAATCACGATTACATGGTATAATCAGGATGCGATGGAGAAACAATCTGGCCGCCCCCCGACGGGAGAAACACTCCATCGCACGTCGGGGGGCGGCTTGATCTTTGCGGTCAAAAGACGAAAATAGGGGGTAGAAAAATGAAAACCAAATCAAAGTACGCATTTTTCGCAAGCAGTTCTTCGGTTAATGCTGGATGGGACTCTTTCTTGTATGGGCGTTGGCTTAATCTGCTACACGCGAAGCTGAAAGCCGAAACCAATGCCTCCAACCGGGTGGATGTGGTAGGGGATGGGGAGTTCCCGACATACATAACAATCAAAAGAATATCGGAGGCCAAATAACATGGAAACCAAATCGAAGCGCACGCCGGGGCCGTGTCCGTGCGGGACGGGAAGCGGGCAGCACACGCACAACGATGTAGAAGGAATTAGCGCAGGGCCGTGGGTCCGAATCAATAGACTCGACGAACGGGGAACACCTTGCGGAATCAACATCGAAAACGAAGATAACATCATTTGCAGACCCCCCGACGGGGCTACAGTTACGGGAATCAAGACGTACCCGCACCAGTCAGCCAACGCCCGCCTCATTGCCGCTGCGCCGGAATTGCTGGATGCGTGTAGAAGGGCGGGGGATACGCTGGCCTGGTTGGAGCGCAAATACGGTAATCTCGCCCCCGACGCGGGAATCACAGAAAGCCTCGACGACATCCGATCCGCGATCAACAGGGCCACGGGCCGTTAGCCGTTATCTAAGGAGGAGGAGGGCAAAATGGCAAACGAAGCGTATTTTGAAAAACTGAAAACGGAACCCGACTGGAGACCAAAATGAAAACTGAGACGACGAGAAAAACTCTCGGGACAAAACTACTTGAGTTATCCATACTGGATGATGTGAGGTTGACTGAGGAATACTGGGGAACCCGACTGATTCACCGATCCGGAAAATACTGGTTGCAGGATTGGGTCAGTGGATTCGGGGGGATGCACCCGATCACCCCCCGTCGGGTGCTGGTCCGGGAGATGTCGATTCTGACTACCTCATCGGAGATCGAGGAATACCTGAAACCCCAATCTGATCTTTCCGACGGTGATCCACTGGGTTACACTCCCAGGGATGTCCGACGGGTCCACCTTTCGGTCGCTGCCGGCTGATCCGGGTTTCGGCCATAGGGTCCGGGTGCGAGCCCGGGCCCCTTGGCGGGAATCTAGGATCAAGACGAATCGGTGCAGGCGTTGGCTCAGGCGTTGTACGGGTCCGATAATGCGTTGACGGGTGAAAGACTTTAGGCAGGAGGGTGAAATGAAAACGATCCAAGTTAAAATCTACAAATTCGCAGAGGCGTTGTCTGGCATCGACGTAGGCTAGTACCCTGCTACCTTCCAACGTTCGCAGACGTTGGAAGCATGGAGGGTATACAAATGAACGTGAAAAAGATGAAACCGTGGGCCTATCAGCATTTGCGGGCACCCAATTCCCCGATGGGGAACCCGCAACGGCTGTATGTCGTTTACGCGCGTGATGGGCGCGTGTTAGAAGTGATTGATGAAGGATACCGGGGGCTGCCGGCGACGTTGCGGCATGGGTCCAGCGTCGTGGAACTGTCCAGCATCGAAATCCCCCGGGGCGAGTATCACGCCTGGCGACGCGGGTATACGGGCTAGTACCTTACTACCTTCCCCCCACACAGTATCGCAAGCTGTGGGGGGGAAGCATGGAGGGTATAACCATATGAGGATGTATCGATCGACGGCTAATAGTCGGTCCTGGTGGCGGGGGTGTCTGTTACGGGTGGTGGACGACAACGGGCATGAGGTGGGACGCCACGTGGTCCCTACTATGCACTGCAACGTCATCACGTACTGCCAACGGCACCCGGGAGGACGTCACGCGGCGATAGTGCGCGATATCATCACCAGGGGCGGCGGAGTTGCGGGGTTTTGACGTGCTAACCTATTACCATACCCCGGCCCAACGGCGCCGAGCTCATAGGACCGTAGTCCTGCGGACTCTGGCACTAGCCGTTGCCTTGTGGGCCGGCGTGTACGTGATCCTGCTGCTATGAGCTAGCGCTTTTGGCAGTAAGAGGTAAATGCGTTCGGCCGAAATCGGTCTGTCCTTTCGGCCGTAAGAGGTAAATGTGTTTTTCACAAGTCGTGTCGTCGGTAAGAGGTAAATGAAAATCGGAGGAACAGGATCATGAAATTATGGAAGATAAGCCAGAACACGAATAACGACTACGACACGTTTGACAGCGCGGTGGTGGCCGCCAAGACTGAGTCGGATGCACGTGCTACGCATCCTTTGGGGGATGGTTCGGCGGTACCAACCGGGGAGGGGGTTACGGACACGGAAAGCTGTCTGGCCCCATGGACCGGCCAGGGGAATGTCGTGGTCGAGTACGTCGGGACGGCAAAACCGGGGACCGAGGCCGGGGTCATTGTCGCGTCGTTCAATGCCGGCTAGAGGTAAAGGCGAATTGGGGGAAGCATGGAAATCGAGTCGATGCTGGCTCTTGCCTTGGCCCTGTGTTTGTGCGCCGTGTTTGTCCCTCGGCTTGATGTCCTGTCCTCCCCCTGGATCGAGGCGT